GCGGGACTGCCGTCATGGCCCTACGCGCGGGCCTGGAACTACGGCTACGCGCCGTCCGGCGTGCTCGGCCTCGTGCTGGTGGTCATCCTCATCCTGATGCTGCTGGGACGCCTGTGAGGCTTGGGGCGCGCTCCACTCGCGCGCGGAAAACCCACCGATGGACCGAGGAGGGCGCCGCCTACGCCGCCGCCCAATGGGCCAGCGGTATCCGGCAACGAGACATCGCCGTCGCGTTCGGACTCTCGACCCGATCGGTCTCGACGATCAGCCTGCGGATCAGAGCGTTCCTGGAGAAATACGGGCGGCTATCGTCGGTGCCGGTCTACCCGGCGCCGTGGAACATGGCAGAGCATTACCACGCGCCAGCGGGCGACGATCGAAAAGCCCTGGTCAAGCGCGCCCTCGCCGTGTTCGTAGCCCAACGCAACTTCGAGCACGCCGAACGCGAACACGAGGAACTGATGCGGGAAGGCAGGGATCTGGGCTTCGTCGGGCCGAAGGCGCGCTCCACTCACGAAGACACGCCGGAAGCCGGCTAACCCCCGACCCTCGGCGGCGGATCGTCGATCATGGCCCGCGCCATCCGCTCGGCCCACGCCAAAACCGCCGGCGGGCATATCCCGCGTCCATCGCACCACGACGCTACCACCTGCCGTGACCGGCCCACGGCGGCGCCCATGACGCCTCTGTCCCAGCGCAGTGCCACGAGGGCAGCCGTCAGCCGCTCGGGCGCATCACCCCTGTCAGCGGCCCCTGGGGGCCGCCCACGCCGGCGGCGAACATTGTCCATCGGTGTCTCCCGTCGAAATAGGGAGCGAGGCCCGGAGGCCCCGCGTGGTGGGTCAGGCGGCCTCGGGATGCGCCTCGATCGCCTCTTCGGGCGTATCGTAAGGGCCGCCGTAAGGGTTGCCCTCGTCGTCGAACACCCAGAAGCGGCCCAGTTCATCCATTCCGATGTCAGGCATCGGCGCGCTTCCACGCCGTGCAAAACTGATAATCAGTGATGGCGGCGGTCTTGTCTTCCCATACGTGGTGAGCGTCTTCGCTGTGTTTCCATCCCGCATCAGTCTTGTAGACGCCGGCCAGAAGATTGGTGCGCTTCGTGGGGTATGTGTTTGTCATGTCTCTGTGTCCCTCGGTTTCGATGATTTGTTTTAGCCGCACCGGAACAGGGATGCAAGAGTTATTTTGGGCGGGGCGGATTATTTTAATGGGAGGAACCCATGACCGAGGCAGACGAGGACCAGGAATACGCCGAAGCACTGGCCGCATACCGCGTGGCGCTCGAGCGCCTTACCGCCGCCAAGAAGCCAGTCGCGGAGCGCGAACGGGTGCGACAAATCCTCATGCTGGCACAACACAGAGCCGTCCAGGCCGCCCGTGAGCACGTGGAAAACGCCAGATACGATCAAATGAAGGCCATCATCCGGAAAGCCGACGAAGGCACCGACATCAACGACATAGCCACCCAGTTCGGCATGACGCCGCGCCGGGTGCGGCAGATCGTGAAGGGATACCGCTGGGTCTTGTCAGCCGATTTTACAAATCCATGAGACGCCACCAAACGACCGATTGCAGGAGTGGCCGCGCGGCGGAAGCGCCCTCACAAGCGCGCACTCCCGCCGCTAGTCGCATCGGCTGACCGTTCTTGAAGGGCGCAAGCCCGGTCTCTTTAGGGCCGGGTAAGCCCGTCTTGTTTTCTTTCGAGGATACAACTACAATGTTTGCCATTGGAGGTCCAAACTCCGATCTACGGCTGGACGAGCCGGAAGTTAAAGCCTGTCGAGAGAATGTGAGACCTGCGGGGGGTCGGCGTTGGGCATCAAAGCCTGTAAAGCCCCCTTCTGGGGGCAACGCGATAACCAAGCGGAATCCTCGTGGGCAGTCTCGTTGAAGCAGGAAGCACCCAGGAAACTGGGAACCTCGGTCCTTCAGGGCCGAGAGCATGTCAGGCACGGAGTAAACGCCAGTTCCAATCCGATGCGGCATAACAGGCACAAATTACCTTAACCGCACATTAGCGTAACGCAACGTGCATTGGGGCCGAACCGGACCTAACTTGACAACTGCCGATTCAGAACGGTAGCGGGATACCACAGGCCAAAATCGGCGGAAAATGTGAGAAAACCGCGTTCCAGCGAAGCAATATCGGACTCATTAAAACCCAGACTGGCGGTTTCGTATCTGCCATTGACCGCGCTCGCGCCAGCCGAACGCAATGCTCGCACCCATTCCAAAGAACAAATCGCGCAGCTTGTCGCCAGCATTTCGGCCTTTGGTTGGACCAACCCCATCCTGATCGACGAGGACCGCGCCATTATCGCCGGTCACGGCAGGCTGGCGGCGGCAAAGGCGTCTGGACTGTCTGATGTGCCGACGATTACTTTGACCGGCCTCAGTGCCGCTCAGAAGCGCGCGCTGGCTATCGCGGATAACAAGCTGGCGCTCAACGCGGGGTGGGACGATGACCTGTTGCGGCTGGAACTCGGAGAACTCGGGCTCGAGGGTTTCGACCTGTCGCTAATCGGGTTCTCCGACCTCGAGCTTAAAGACATCCTTGCCGAGCGCACCGAGGGCCTGACCGATCCCGACGACGCGCCTGACGTGGCCGATCCGATTACTGTGTTGGGCGATGTGTGGGTGTTGGGGCGGCATCGGATTGTGTGCGGGGACTCCACTGACGCGATGGTGGTCGAGAAGGCGCTGAACGGGGTGAAGCCGCATTTGATGGTCACCGACCCGCCGTATGGGGTGAATTATGACCCCGACTGGCGGAATAAGGCGAAACGACCGGATGGCACGCCATACGGAGCGTCAGCCATCGGCAAGGCGATGAACGACAAACAGGCCGATTGGTCGGAAGCGTGGGCGCTGTTTCCTGGTGATGTGGTCTACGTGTGGCACGGCCATCTACACGCCGGGATCGTGGCGGCATCACTGGAATATGCCGGTTTTTCGATGCGTATCCCGATTGTGTGGGTGAAACAACAATTTGCCATAAGTCGTGGTGACTATCACTGGCAGCACGAAGCCTGCTGGTATGCCGTGCGGAAGGGTGCGACTGGGCATTGGTCCGGCGGCCGTAAGCAGACGACGGTGTGGCAGATCGACAAGCCGGTGAAGTCCGAGACTGGCCACAGCACCCAGAAGCCCGTCGAGTGCATGAAGCGCCCGATCGAGAACAATTCCAGCCCGGGACAGGCGGTTTACGAACCGTTCTCCGGCTCCGGCACCACCATAATCGCCGCCGAAATGACCGGCCGCGCCTGCCACGCCATCGAGATATCGCCCCAATACGTCGATGTCGCCGTGCGCCGCTGGCAGGCGTTCACCGGCCAGACCGCGACGCTCGAAGGCGACGGTCGCGCGTTCGCCGAGATCGAAACAGAACGGAGGCTGGTCGATGCCGCCTGACGTTTCGCCTGAACTTGCCGCGCGCATGCTCGACCGCCTCGAACGCGCGATTGAAAGCGCGGACAAGGATACCGCCGATACGCCAGAGCGTGACGAGGGCCGCCGCTCCGGCCCAGGCTCACGCGCGAAGCTAGACCTCACCGTGCTTGAGCGCGGCGCGTCGATCGGCTGCACGATGGACGAACTAAAGGCGTTGAGCGGTGTGGTCCATTCGACGTTCTTCAAGCATCTCGCGGAAGACCCGGAGGTCAAGGAGGCCATTGATCGTGGTGCCGAACTGGGACGCGCCACGTTGCGCCGGGCGCAGTGGCAAGCCGCCGTCACGGACAAAAACCCAACGATGCTCGTGTGGCTTGGCAAGCAACTACTCGGGCAACAGGATTCAATGGTTCTGACCGCCGACCTCAACATTCATCGCGTGCTGTCCGAGGCGCCGCTGACCATCGAGGAATGGACGGAAGCGAACGTTATCGAGCCGCCTGATGCCACTTGATGGCACGACCGCTCCCGCTCGCGTCGTCTGGGCGCCGCAACCCGGCCAGCAACATAAACTTGTTACGTGCCCCTACATGGAGATCCTGTTCGGCGGCGCGCGTGGCGGCGGCAAGACCGATGGCGTGCTCGGTAAGTGGGCGGTGAAAGCGCAACGCTACGGCGTCGGCTTCAATGGCGTTTTCTTTAGGCACGAGATGCCGCAGGCGGACGATCTTATCGAGCGCGCAAAGGAAATATACATCCCGCTCGGTGCTGAGTGGCGTGAGCAGCCGCGCCAGTTTCGTATGCCCGGTGGTGGCCGCGTGCGCTTTCGCCCGCTTGAGAACGTCGTTGACGCATCGAAATACCAGGGACAGAACCTTTGCGTGGCGGTCGGGACGCGCATCGTCATGGCGGATGGTTCGCGCCGTCCGATCGAGGCCATAGCGCCGGGTGACATGGTTATGACGCTGGAAGGCCCGCGCGTGGTCCGGGCGACGACCCAGCCTTATCTGGCGCCTTGCGTTTCGGCCCGGGTTTGGAACTCCAGTGGCGAGTTGATGGGCGAGCAGGTGCATCCGGTTTGGCATCCTGTCTTGACCACCGCCGGAATATCGCCTGAAGGCGCTGAGGCGGAATATCCAGACCTTCCGGATTCTTCATCCATCGCTGAACGGATCTCGTCACGCAGGTTTCTGAAACGCCATACTTCGCGGCCACTTCAGACTGAGGCCGCCGCTCGTGACGCAGCATGTGGAGAACATCAGCGCAATGAGCGTCCAGCGCTCCCGGCTTGGTTCGCTTGTTCAGAAGATGGCCGAAATGATTGTAAAGGGTCATCGGATGAACGTGGAGAAGCGCGGCGGCCTGTAACGTGGTCCGCTCCCGTAGTGCTTCACGCACCGACTGTTCGGTCATCTCGGACACAACCGCGATCGTCCCGCGCCGCTGCCATTTTATCCCGTGTTCCTTGCATATCTTCGCAACTGAGTTCGGGGCCATCCCTAGCGACGCGAACGATATCGAACGGTCTGCGGCGGCTTGGCGAATGCGCTCGATCAACGCTGGATCGGCTCTCCGAAGCCGCGCGTGTTCCGCGATATGATCTCCCGTGCTTTGAAACAGTTCCAGGTTCTCAAGCCGATTATCGGTTTGATCCCCATTCTTGTGATGGACCACCTCACGCTTTCTTAAGAAGCGGCCAATGTGACATTCCATCACGAGGCGGTGTTGCTGCATCGTCCCGAAATGCGCGCCTGGATGCGTCGGGCACCATTCAAACACGTAACCAGAGCGAAGAACTGTCGTGGGTGCATCCTTATACCGGCGAGGCGCGGCGTCTGGTGGAGGAAGTGTCTTATGGAATGATGGAATGTCGTGTAATTGGCGACGCATGGGTAACGGACCTCTGTATTGATCAGGCAAATCATTACATATCAGATACCGGCCTCGTAAACAAGAACACGGACTGCGCGGTCGAGGAAGCGGGCAATTTCGCCGACCCGAAGCCCATCGACATGCTGTTTGGCGCGCTGCGTTCAAAGGGTGGCGTTCCCGTGCAACTGATCCTCACCGCCAATCCAGGCGGCGTCGGCCAGCAATGGATCAAGCACCGTTACATCGATCCGGCACCGCGTGGCATGACGCCGCTGGTCCGCAAACTCCCTAATGGCGCGGAACATCGTTACATCTACATACCGTCACGCATTCAGGACAACCG